TGGTATTAATGCAATATAATATACGCAATGCCGAAAAAATCAATTAAAACACGAAACAGAAAGGTAAGCCGCTACATTAGTGATGCTTACGTTAACATCATAAGACCCGATGTAATCGACCCGAAACACTGGGATATGTGGTTGAAACATAATGCAGGATTAACCCAAGTTGAAATCGCAATGCTATTCCACGTTAAGAAGTTTGAGGTGGTCCAAATACTTGCAACGGTTGTGGAGCTGCTTAAATACAAACCGAAAATTATCGAAAAGGAATGGACTCAAGAGTTTCGTGTATGGATAGATGGGCAGTTGTTTAGAGATAAGATAAGGGCCAAACTACATGCCGCTTATAAAGTGGCAAAGAAAACGAATACAAATCAGTTATTAATAATGTCAGAGGTATGATGGTTGAACTACGAAAAAAACGAAGCGCAACAAGTGCTTATCAAGTTAAACCAATAATAAGGTGTGCTAAAAAAAAGCAATCTGTTTTTATTGTTTCAAAATTAATATTAAAACAAATGGATATTAACCCCGAAACCGATGGTATTATGTTTGGATTTAAAGATAAAAAATTGCATATTTTTAAGGAACTAAAAGAAAGCGACAATTATCACTTATCGGTTGCCGATGCCAACACGATGAGGTTTAGAAGCAATGATTTATTTGAGCATATTTCTAAACACTTTGGAAAACAAGATTTCACAATTGAACTGCAAAACGATTTAACATTTAAACTAATATGAAACAAACTAAACCCAACACTATTTTAATATGAATATAACCGCAGAACAACCCCGAATCAAACCAAGCAAAGAACAACTAAAACAAGAATACAAACAGATGTTAGCACTTGTTGAACACAACGGATCAAGGCCAGCGAAATGCAACCCGATAACCGAAGCCGCTAAACAATTTGGCTACACTCGACCAGGTATTGCTCGATTAATGAATGGTAAAGTTGACCGTTGGAAGCCTCAACATTTTGCTATTTATGATTTTCTTAAAAATTATTTGTCTGTAAATCAACAACTTAAGTAATTAGCTAAAAATAAAATTAGGAGGTAATGATATTAATTGTACATTTGTCCTATCAAATAATAACAACAACTAAAAACAAACAACATGAACACATTTAGAAAAGTAACATTAGAAATCAGCAGAGGTAACGGTTATGGACAATATATCGTATCGGCTACTTATAGAGGTAAACAAATTCAAGCGCACACAACCGATAGTGAAGCATTCGATTGGTTGAATGATGACAGTAATAGAGAAATGCACCAACAAGCAAAAAAACATTGCTACAACAAAATCGTATCTGCATACCAAAATCAATATTAATCTTAAAAAACAAATCAACATGAAATCAATTCACATCACAAAAACAATTACCACAGTTACAACGTGGTTTAACGATGAGCAAAAACAAAAGATTGAACACGAATCAGATTCACAACATTTTTATTTTTGGGATGATGGCAAAATAGCAGCCTCATTCGAGCAAAAGGATGCAGCCGACATATTAAAGAAATGCGATGCGCTAATTTCTGCTGGCTTCAACGAAATGGATTTAAGCGGTCAAGATTTCATCCCTAACAATGCTTTTTTATCAATTGTGTTGTCACAATTCCTTCACGTTCCAAAAGTAGATACAATTCACAATAATAGTAATCATAATTAATAAATAAATCAAATGACAATTAAAGGCACAATTAAGCGCATAGGCGCAACAGTAACAGTTAGTGATGGAAAGTTCTCAAAGAGAGAACTAATCCTAACCACAGCAGACCAGTATCCGCAAATCGTATCAATCGAATTGCAGCAGAAGTCCTGCGCACTTGCAGATTCGCTTTCAGTAGGGCAAGACATTGAGGCTTACATCAACATTCGTGGCAGAGAGTGGACAAGTCCACAAGGTGAAGTAAAAGTATTCAATACGATTGCGTGTTGGAAAGTGGATGCGAATCCGTTTACACAGACTGAAGACCCGCAAGTGGAGTATTCAAAGCCGATTTCAACAGATGACTTATTTTAATAACCCTTAAAAACTAACAAAATGAACACACAAGTTTCAACAGTAACAACAATTAACACTACTGATATAATGAATATCAGTAAAGCATTTTATGAAAGCGGAATGTTTACCGACATCAAAAGTGTTGCACAAGCAATGGTCAAAATATCCGCAGGGCAAGAAATCGGAATACCTCCATTTGCTGCTATGACTGGCATCCACATTATACAAGGAAAGCCAACAATCGGTGCTGGTCTTATTGCATCACGATTAAAAGGGAGTGGCAAGTATGACTATCGTGTTGTTGAGGCATCTGAAAAGGTTTGCAGCATTGACTTTTATCAAGGTAACACAAAGATAGGTAATAGCACATTCACTATTGAGGATGCGAAAAAAGCACTAACAAAGAACATTGATAAGTTTCCAAAAAATATGCTATTCGCCAGAGCAATTAGCAATGGTGTGAAGTGGTATTGTCCGGACATCTTTAGTGGACCAGTTTATGTACCGGAAGAAATGCAAGTGGTAACTACTGAAGAAGCTACACACGTTGAAGTTGACACAACTATTGATGAGATAATTAATGACATTCAAGTTTGCGTTTCGTTAGATGAAATCAAAGCAGTTTGGAAGAAATTAACCCTTAACCAAAAAACTGACTTACGAGTATTAGCTGCCAAAGATGATATGAAAACCAAATTAACACCAGCAAACTAATGAAACTAACAATCTATCAAATTGAACAAAGCTATAATCAATTAGCAGAAGAACTTATAGAGAATGGGGGTGAGTTAACCCCCTCTCTTGAGGAAGCACTTGCCATAACCGAAGAACAACTGCAAAACAAATCTGTTGCGTATTCGTTTGTAATTAAGCAAATGGATGCTGATGTTGACATTATTGATGCTGAAATTAAACGATTGCAGGCAGCGAAAAAGCAACGTGAGAAAGCAAGTGAATACCTTAAAGACCGAATCAAACACGCAATGGATTTATTTAGCATTGAAGAGATCAAAACACCTTTAGTAAAGATTAACTTTAGAAAATCTGAAACAGTTGAGGTTGATGATGTAAATGCTTTGCCAAATGTTTACAAGGTTGTAAAGGTTACAGAGCAAGCCGATAAGGCAGCTATTAAAGCAGCATTAAAGGATGGTGTTGAGGTTACTGGATGCAGTATAGCAACACATCGTAATTTGCAGATTAAGTAAAAAATTTATATATTTGCATTGTTGTTTCGGTCTCACATTATAGAAACATAACAATATTGGCCCTTATAGAGGCGCAAGGAAGTGAGACCCTTTGCAAATCTTTAAGGGCTTTTTTAATTTTATACACAATGTACACATATTATTTATGCAACGATGGAGGATTTAATATTATTGAACTTCCTATTTTAATTTTTCCAGGTTCAGAATTTCACTATGATGAATTTTTTAGTAATTACAAAGTGGAAAAGCACGAATTAAATGACAATGATGAATTAATAATCCTTTGCGAAAAAATTTATTAGCCTATGAAAATATTTATGATTAAGTCACCAAATGGCAAAGTGTACACACTAAACGCTGAATCGAAGTTTCACGCAATCCAAAAAGCAATAGTAAAAGATGATTTTAAATACACATCAAACCAATACAAATGAGAGATTCAACAATATTTTACCGCAGCTTCTATGAGGCACTTAAAGAACTACCATTAATCAATCAAGGCGAAATATACAATGCTATTTTTGAATACTCTTTCAATGATAATCTGGTTAATTTAGCAGGTCTTTCAAAAACTATTTTTACACTTATTAAACCTCAACTTGATGCCAATAATAAGAAGTATCAAAATGGATTAAAAGGTGGTAAACGTAACCAAACTGAAACCAAACCCGAATCAAACCTGAACCAAAACGTAACCAAAAGCAAACCAAAAGCTAACCAAAACGTAACCAAAAGCGAAGCTAATGTAAATGTAAATGATAATGTAAATGATAATGTAAATGAAAAGGATAATGTGTGTGTGAACACACACGCGCCCGCCCGCGAGGAATTTCTTTCTTTTTGTCAAACATTGGACATTGATTTTGATAGGCTAAAGGAAACAATTTCAGCCAAGTATGACACATTCGTTGATGATGGTTGGTGTAATGGTTATGGCAAACCGATAACTAACTGGCAAAACACAATACGCAATGTCATTCCACATCTAAAACCGATGCCAACTAAAATACAAAATGAACAACCCAAGGCTAAAGGAAACTTTGGAACTAAAAACAAAACAAATGCAAAATAATAAAAAGAAAACAGTGCGCATTGATGATGATGCCACAATAGAATGGGGAAAACTACCGCCACAAGCCGATGACTTGGAAGTGTCAATTATAGGTGCAATACTTATTCGTGCTACCTGCATAGATGAGATTGTTGACTTTTTTAGACCCGATATGATGTATAAGGAAAGCCACAAAATAATACTTGAGGCTATTTATACCCTTTATAAACTTTCAAGCCCAATTACAGTTATAACTGTAAACACCGAACTAAAACGCACAAGTAATTTAGAAAAAGCGGGAGGCACTTATTACCTAACAACCTTATGCAACAAAGCAGATTTCAATGTAGAATACAACGCAAGGATAGTCTTTCAAAAATACACGCAGCGTGAACTTATTTTGATGTCGGCAGGCATTATTAAGGAAAGCTATCAAGATAACGTGGATGCGTTTGAAATGCTTGAAAAAGGGCAAAGTATGATTGATAAGGTTACGCAAACTATTCACGTTGGAAAGTTTGACAATGTTACTGACCTTTTCTTTGAATCCGAAAAGCGTAATATTGAAATTAGATCAAAGCAAGGCATTAGTGGTGTGCCAAGTGGTTACTTTGATATTGATAGTATTACTGGTGGATGGCAAAGCTCCGATTTAATTATATTAGCAGCAAGGCCAGGAATGGGCAAAACTGCATTTGTGTTAAACATTGCCCGAAATGCAGCGGTTGAATTCAATGAGCCAGTTGCTTTGTTTAGTTTAGAAATGTCATCAATGCAATTAATGAATCGTTTGCAATCGGCCGAAAGTGAGATACCTTTGGAAAAGTTTATGCGAACTGGCCTTAATGATGATGAGGTGCAACGTAAAAGATTGAAGTGCCAAAGATTAGTTGATAGTAAAATATTTATTGATGACACGCCTGCAATATCCGTTTTTGAGTTAAAAGTTAAACTTAAAAAACTGAAACGTGACCACAATATTAAACTTGCAATTGTTGACTATATTCAACTTATGACCGCTGGAAAGGTTGACAATGTGAATGGCCGAGAGCAAGAGGTTGGATATATTTCACGATCATTGAAAGGAATTGCAAAAGAATTAAACATTCCGATTATTGCGCTATCACAGTTAAGCAGAAAAGTTGAGGAACGTGCTGATAAAACACCTATATTGTCGGACCTTAGAGAATCGGGAAGCATTGAACAAGATGCCGATATGGTTACTTTCTTATTTAGACCAGAATATCATGGAATTATGGAAGACAACGATGGCAATAGTACAGTTGGCAAAGCGCAGTTTATTATTGCCAAGCACCGAAATGGTGCAACAACTGATGACATTCTGCTTGGTTGGGATGGGCAGTACACAAAGTTTAGAGATATTAATGAAACAATAAGTAAGGAGTCACCAGTATTCACATCAAACTTAAAAGCAAATGAAGATTTTTAGCATCCCCGAATTCGAACTATACTACCACAACGAATACAAACGGTCAAACATGAATCAAGCGTTTTGGAACACCTTACCGATTGAACGATTTAACCTTACAAAAAAGAAAGTTGTTAAGAAGCGAAAAGCGGAGCTCACAACAAACCATTTGGACTTACCAGTAAACAATATCCTGCAGCATAAAGAAACCAAAGATGCATTTAATACCAATAAGTTTACTGACCTTATTATTGCTTATTTAAAATCAGTACATAGTTGCAATAGTGCAAGGCGCATAAGTAGTGAGGGTAGATATCGAAAGGGCATCGGTTACATTGCAGGGTTGAACAAAGGTATGGAGGATATTCAATGTATATTGAAAGGCCGATTGTTCGCCATCGAAGTAAAATCACCAACCGATAAGATAAGCCCCGAACAACTTAAACGCAAAGCAGCAATTGAATCCGATGGCGGTCATTACATTATTGCGACATCGTTTGAGCAGGTGCAAACTGAAATACTAAGCTTATTAAAATAATTCTTATCTTTGTGCTATGAAAAGTAAACAAACCGAAAATATAAAGGCAACATCACTAATTGCTGATGACAAGAACTTTAATAAAGGTAGCGAGAATGGCGCAGAAATGATACGCAAATCGTTTGAAAAGTTCGGAGCAGGTAGAAGTATCCTTTT